GATTTTAGTTGGCCATTTGGTAATAGTGTGTTAGAAAATGTGTTCAAAGTATTCAAACAAAAAGAATTACTGGAAGATGCTATCATTATCTATCGTGTACAACGAGCACCAGAACGTAGAATTTTTTACATTGATGTAGGTAACATGCCCAGTCACATGGCCATGGCCTTTGTTGAACGTGTTAAAAACGAAGTACATCAACGCCGTATACCTACACAAACAGGCGGCGGTCAGAATATGATGGATGCCACATATAATCCGTTGAGTACCAATGAAGATTATTTCTTTCCACAAACAGCAGAAGGACGCGGCAGTAAAGTTGATACACTGCCGGGCGGCAGTAATTTAGGAGAAATCACAGACCTGCATTTCTTTACTAATAAACTATTCCGCGGACTAAGAATCCCTAGCAGCTATTTACCAACAGGTCTGGATGACGGAACCAGTAATCCAAATTCGTTTAGTGACGGTAGAGTAGGAACTGCACTGATTCAAGAATGGCGATTCAATCAATATTGTATGCGTTTACAGCGTATGATTTGCGAAAAGTTAGATCAAGAGTTTAAATTATTCCTTCGTTGGAGGGGTATTAACATTGATAGTAATTTGTTTGAATTACAGTTTAATGAACCGCAAAACTTTGCCAGTTATCGTCAAGCTGAAGTGGATCAGTCTAGAATTGGATCGTTTACTCAATTGGAAGCTTTTCCATATTTGAGCAAACGTTTCTTATTAACAAGATATCTTGGATTAACAGAAGAAGAAATGGCTGACAACGAACGCATGTGGGCAGAAGAACAAGGCGATGTAGATAAAGCACCGTCTGATGAAGCTGGGCTACGTAGTATTGGTATTAGTCCAGGAGGATTAGATGCTGATTTAGAAGCAGCAGTACCACCAGCAGAAGGTGAAGCAGGATCGGCGCCGCCGGCAGAAGTAGGAGCAACTCCTCCAGGAGCAGCAGCCGCAGCAGCTCCAGCTCCCCCAGGAACCCTGTGATTATAATAAATTGGTAAATATCTGATGCAGCTCTTAGAACTTTACAACAAGATCCCAGACGGATATCGCAGCGAAAAAGACGATAATAGTGTTATCAAAATTGATGACACAAGAAAAACACGATTAACTCTGGATAGATTGAATAAGCTTCGTATAATGAACGATACTAGAAAACTAGAGCACGAAAAGAAATTAGACAAAGTTTCCAATCAATATAAAGCTGCTGCGGCTGCACCCGGTCTTTAATTGATTTTTATAAAATCATTCAAAAAACACCCATTTAACGCATTAAATGCTCATATTCTGTAAATAACTATACAGAATTCACAAACATATTTTTAAAAGGAACACAAATATGTCAAAATATGAGCAACTAATTGAATACATTATTAACGAGCAAGAAGATAAAGCTCGCGAACTTTTCCACCAAATTGTGGTTGAAAAATCGCGTGATATCTACGAGTCGTTAATTGACGAGCAGGATCTTGAAGAAGTCGGTGGAAATGAAGTCGAATCTATGGTAGACGAAATCACTGGTGACGAAGAAGGAATGCAAGAAGCCGAAGACGACATGGGCGATGACGAAGAATCCATGGACGCTGGCGATGACATGGGCGACGACGAAGACATGGGCATGGACGTCGGCGATGACTTGGACATGGATGGTGGTGATGACATGGGCATGGACGGCGGCGATGACATGGAAAATCGCGTCATGGATCTTGAAGATGCGTTGGATGAACTTAAAGCAGAATTTGATGCTTTAATGGGTGGTAACGACGTAGGCGATAACGACATGGGCGGCGATGACATGGGAATGGACATCGGCGACGACGAAGGCGACGAAGATATGGGCGAAAATCTTATTGTAGTGCCTACAGGTAAGCCAACTCCTGAAAGCATGGGAGAATATGACGAATCAGTCTATGAAGCTAAAAAGTCTAAAAAAGAAGAAATGCTTAAAGACAAAAAAGCCAAAAAGATGACTGAATCTGAATGGATCCGCGAATACGTGGAAAAAATTGGTGACGCTTTTCCTGGCAAAAACACCGAAACAGGTGAAGTTGGTGCAGGCGGTACAGCTAGCTTGAATACTAAATCTATTGTTGCTGGTAAAAATGATATGGGAGGCACAGCTTCTAACATCGCTAAAGGTGGTGCAGAATCAGATCCAAGCGGAACTCCAAATAAAAAGCCTAGCGGATTATTAAAAGGCGGCCAGGATTTAATCGGAAAAGTACAAAATAGTCCAGGTGTAAATGCTGGTAAAACAGCATATAAGAGCAAAGCTCCTTCAGCAACAAAAACTGAAATGGGCGGTACAAACGATAAAAGTCCTTTAGCTAAGTAAGGCAAATATTGTGCGCGGATTAATAAGAGAACACTTATCGTTTGACAATGCTAGAATGGAAGTTCTAGCAGAAGCTAGTGCTGACGGTCAAGGTAAGAATCTCTATATGAAAGGTATATTCGTTCAAGGTGGTGTTAAAAACGCCAACCAACGAGTATACCCTGTACAAGAAATATCGCAAGCAGTTGATTCTGTTAATAAACAACTTAAGGAAGGTTATAGCGTTTTAGGCGAACTAGACCATCCTGATGATTTAAAAATTAACTTAGACCGTGTGTGTCATATGATCACAGAAATGTGGATGGATGGACCTAACGGTTTTGGTAAATTAAAGATTCTTCCAACCCCAATGGGTAAACTGGTGGAAGCCATGTTAACCTCGGGAGTGAAGTTAGGAGTGTCCAGCAGAGGTAGCGGCAACGTTAACGAAAGCTCGGGCCATGTTAGTGACTTTGAAATAGTCACAGTTGATATAGTTGCACAACCTAGTGCTCCAAATGCATATCCAAAAGCCGTTTACGAAGGGCTTATGAACATGCGCCATGGGCACAAAGTTTTCGAAATGGCAAAAGATGCCGGTGCAAATCAAAAAGTCCAAAAGTATTTTCAAGAGGAAGTAAAACGCCTCATAAAAGACTTAAAAATATAAAAGGAAAAATGATCCATGTTTGATGCTATCAAGCCATTAATCGACAGTGGTATCATTAACGAAGACACCAAGCAAGCTATCAGCGAAGCTTGGGAATCTAAGTTAAATGAAGCACGTGAACAACTTCGCGCAGAAATTCGCGAAGAGTTTGCTAACCGCTATGAACACGACAAAGGTGTAATGGTCGAAGCTCTAGACAAAATGGTCACAGAAAGTCTACAGTCAGAAATTCGTGAGTTTGCAGAAGAGAAAGAGCAACTAGCTGCTGACCGTGTACGTTTTAACAAACGTATGCAAGAAAGTGCTGGAAAATTTGATCAATTCCTAGTTGGAAAACTAGCAGAAGAAATCAAAGAATTGCGTAGTGATCGCAAAGTTCAAAAAGAAAGCGTAAGTCGTCTTGAGAAATTTGTCATCCGTGCTCTTGCTGAAGAAATTCAAGAATTTGCTAAAGATAAACAAGATGTAGTTGAAACAAAAGTTAAGTTAGTTCGTGAAGCAAAAACCAAGCTTGACCAATTACAAAAATCTTTTGTTGCAAAATCTGCTGCTCTTGTACAAGAATCTGTGGCTAACAAGCTAGAGTCAGAATTGACTCAACTAAAAGAAGACATCCAAACTGCTCGCGAGAACAATTTTGGTCGTCGACTATTTGAAGCTTTTGCCAGCGAATTTGCGATTACTCATTTAAATGAGAATCAACAAATCGCTAAATTATCAAAAGCATTAGAACAAAAAGAAGCAATGATTGCAGAAGCTAAAAAAGCTGCTGCTGAAAAATCTGCTTTAGTTGAATCAAAAGACCGAGAAATCCGTATCATTAAAGAATCTCAAGAACGACAAAAAGTAATGAGCGATTTAATGAAACCATTGAATAAAGAGAAGCAGGCTGTTATGAGCCAACTTCTTGAAACAGTGCAGACTGATAAATTGCAATCTGCATATGAAAAGTATCTACCCGCAGTTCTAAATAACTCTACTGCACCAAAAGCTGAAAAAGCTCAAGTGTTAGTTGAGTCCAGAGTAGAAGTGACAGGAGATAAATCTGCTAAGGTCGCCGTTGAATTTGATCATAATAATGTGATCGAAATTAAACGTTTAGCAGGGCTTAAGTAAACCCTAATAAGGAAAGAAAAAAATGACACAAGCACTATTAGAAGGCCGTTGGGGCGAAACAAAAGACGCCCTGCTAGAAGGTCTTAACGGTTCACGCAGAACCACCATGGGCGTTATCCTTGAGAACACCCGTAAGCACTTAGCTGAAGCTGCAACAGCTGGGGCAACAAGCGCAGGTAACGTAGCTACACTTAACCGTGTTATTCTACCAGTTATCCGTCGTGTAATGCCTACAGTTATTGCTAACGAAATCGTTGGTGTTCAGCCAATGACTGGACCTGTTGCACAGATCCACACATTACGTGTTCGTTATGCAGAAACAACCAGCGTAACTGCACCAAGTCCATTCGACACAGGTACAACAGCAGGTGATGAAGCTCTAAGCCCATTTAAGATTGCTACAGCATATTCTGGTTCTTTGACAACTGGTCGTGCTTCTAGTACATCTTCGTTAGAAGGTCAACCAGGCCGTAAGATCAACGTACAGATCTTAAAACAAGTTGTTGAAGCCAAAACTCGTAAGTTAAGCGCTCGCTGGACTTTTGAGGCTGCACAAGATGCACAATCTATGCACGGCCTAGACATTGAAGCAGAAATCATGGCTGCTCTAGCACAAGAAATTACCGTTGAGATTGACCAAGAAGTTCTTGGTTCTCTACGTGCTCTTTCTGCTACAGACTTCGCTTATGACCAAGCTGCTGTATCTGGTACTGCTACATTCGTTGGTGACGAACACGCTGCTTTAGCTGTTCTTATCAATCGTGCAGCTAACTTGATCGCTCAGCGTACACGTCGTGGCGCTGGTAATTGGGCTGTTGTAAGTCCAGCTGCATTGACTGTTCTACAGTCTGCAACAACCAGTGCTTTCGCTCGTACAACAGAAGGTACATTCGAAGCTCCAACAAATACAAAGTTTGTTGGTACACTAAACGGAGCAATGCGTATTTACGTAGACAGCTATGCTAGCGATAGCACAGCCGTTCTAGTTGGATACAAAGGTTCAAGCGAGGCTGATGCCGCAGCATTCTACTGCCCATATATTCCTCTAATGAGCTCTGGAGTTGTTCTAGATCCAACAACATTCGAACCAGTCGTAGGCTTTATGACTCGTTACGGATATGTTGAGTTAACAAACACAGCATCGTCTCTAGGCAATGCTGGTGATTACCTAAGCGAAATTAGCGTAGCTAATCTATCGTTCCAGTAATCAAGAGTTTACTTACCACTCGGGATGGGAAGACACTAAAGGGCCGCAAGGCCCTTTTTTGTTGGTTATACGATAAATATTAGTGTACTATGATTCTCGTGAGCGCCACTCCGGGTAGCCTAGAACGCTAACATAAAGGAATAAATGAAATGGCAAAATTAAAAATACAACACACAAGAACCGGTGCTGCTGGGTATGAAGCTGGTGCTAGCATTGTTACAGACAGCTATGTAAGTCCAACACAGATCAACGGCACTAATATTGGTGGCACTGGTGGTGATCTTGACCAAACAGTGCCAACTATTCGTTGCAGTTTTCTTAGAGATAGCGGCGGGGCAGTTGACACAGGATATATTATCTTCCAAAAAGGCATGCGTAAATTCGAAGTTAACAACTCTTCAGAAGCAAACACCACAGTAGCATCTTTGGTTAACGCAACTTCTGCAGAACTAACCACAGCTAATACTATGACTATATTAGCAAACGTAGCAACTGTACTTGGTGCCAATACTGCTAACATCGGAACAGGTGGCGGCGGTTACACTAATAATAGGGCATTTGCTTATGTAACATGGACAGGAGCTAACGTATCAGGATATACTACGCCCAGTATTGATCATCAACTTTCTGGTACAGGTTTAACTGGCAATGTAACTATTGTTGCTGTAAACAGTGCAACTAATGTCACAGTTAGTTGTGCTACACAAACAGTCAGTGCAGCTCAAGGCACAGTAACCGAACAGTTTAATGTTTCACGTATTAGTAATAAATTTGTTTGGGAGTGGGATAATACAAAATGGCGTTACTATTTGGGTACTCCTTATAGTGATGGCGTAACTGTATTGGATTCACAGCCTGCATGGCAAGCAGTGACGCTTGTTCGCGTAGACAATGCTTGATTAATTTAAATTAATCCAAAAATAGGCTGTCTATCAGCCTATTTTTTTCTTTGAAAAAGAGTTAATTGTTATTTTGAATAAATACTCTAAACGAGAGTCTCTATGGGCGCAAGCAAAAGAATTAATACTGGTAATTACACCATAACAACTTTTCCTAACGAAGGTAATCCTTCAGGAAACGTTGATATTACTACCAACACATTAATGGTATATGGTAATCTCAGAGTTACTGGAACTACTACCAATGTTCAAGCATACGACACTACACTTTCCATTTTTAGACTAAATGCTAATTTAACGGTGGCCAATACACCAGCACCGGGATTCAGCGGAATTGAAAACAAAAGAGGAAGTGAACCAAGTGTTGGTTTATATTGGGCTGAAGACGGAATTTTTCAAGGTCAATGGATAGCTAATAACTCTGTGGGAAATGCCGGACCAATATTGACTAGTTATAATGTAAAAGTTAATCAAACTACTAGCAACCCGACTGGAAATGTGGGATATACAGTGGTCAGCGGTAATGTAGCAGGAACTGGCGGTAGTGGATTATTTGTTAATGCTGGAACTAATTCATCTGAATTAGTTACAACTTTGGGCGCAAAAAAATACGCAATAATTTTTGGATAAACTATGTCTTTACAAAGTACTTTATTAACTACAACACCTGGATCGGTATATACCAGTACTGGTAATACTGCCGCAATGACTATGTATTTTACAAACTATTCTTCAAATAATGTTGCAGCTTTTAGTTTATGGGCTGTAAAAGACGGAGATACATTTGAAAATAAAAATATTCTTTACGTTAATGTAACAGTACAACCTGGGGATACATATTTGGCTAGTACCGAAAGATTATTATTAGATAATAATGATGAACTTTATGCTAATGCAACAGCAAACACTACCATGTCAACTACTTTAACTTACACAAGCATATAAAAGATACAAGACTATGGGACAATTAATTAAGAATACTGAGTTAGATGTTAACACAATAAATGCAGCAGTTTTGACTGCGAATAATAGTCCCGTATTGACTGTGGCTAACAGTACATTTGATAATGTCATTTATGTGGCAAAGAACGGAAATGATGCCAACGATGGCAGAAGTTTAGCTACACCAAAACTTACTATTGCTGGCGCAATGGATATTGCTACGTCAGGATCCGCAGTTAAAGTTGCCAGTGGGACTTACACAGAAGCTATGCCATTTGTAATACCACCCAATGTAGCACTATTGGGTGACGATCTTCGCAGTGTGTTTGTTCAACCAGTGGGTGGAACAGGCGACATGTTCTATATGAAAGGCGGAAGTTACGTCTGGGGTATTACTGTTAGAAACTATACAGGAAAAGCATTTAGTTTTCCTCCAGATTCTTCTGCAGGAGAAATTTTTGTAAGTCCTTATATTCAAAATGTAACAAGTTTTACTACAACTGGTACAACTGTATATATCGACGGAGATTTAGTTCCAGGCGCAAATTCTACCAGAGCATTCATTTTAGGATTTATTACTAGTATCAATCGTGGTGGTTACGGTTTAGTAATGGTTAATAGGTCATATAGTCAAGCAGTTAACATTTATACTATTGCCTGTGAAACTGGAATTTGGGTGCAGTCTGGCAGTTTCTTAACATTAAACGGCAGCGATTGCGGAATTGGTAATGTTGGTTTAAAAGCAGAAGGATTTAGCTCTCAGTTTACCGGAAACGTGTTGGGTACTGTGCAGGTAGGCGAAACTTCTTGTAATATCGCTTATGTATCGTCTCCCCCGAGAACAAATAATGGATTGTTGTTTACCGGCGATCCTAATATGTATTTTATTACTACATTTAGCAATATTACTGCTTTAGTAGGAAACACTTATGGTAATGTGTGGAATGTAAATATTTCATCCAGATTTAGTACCAATACCGGAAACATTATATCTAATGGAACAGCAGTAAGCGGGTATCAAGTAAGCACTATCAGCGCCAGTGCCCATACATTTGAATATGTAGGGGCAGGTACTAATCCCGCAACAGCATTACCTCAGTATGGAGGTATTCCTATTCCAGAGAATGAAGTAAAAGAATTAAATTATGGTAGAGTTAATTGGACTAGCACAGATCAAAAAGGCGATTTTAGAATAGGTCCTGGCCTTGCGGTAGTTAGGGCTACCGGAACAATCGAGGGAGATGATTTCAATAGAAGCTTATTCGCAGTCATGACCCCGTATATTCTATCAATTGAAGGATAATAAAAATGGCAACACCTATTAATACGTTTAAAACAGTAACAGCAAATCTTACAACATCAGGCAATAGTATAATGTACACTGCACCTCCTATTACATCTACAATTATATTAATGGCACAGGTAACAAATGTTGGTAATACTACTGAAGAAGTTACAGCAAGTCATTACGATGGTACTGGTGTAACTACGGAATTGGTAAAAGATTTTTCAGTTCCAGTGGCAGATGCAGTTGGTGTTCTTGTCGGAAAATTAGTATTAACAGCAGGTCAAAGTTTTACAGCTTCGGCAAGCGCTAATTCTGCCCTGAAATTAACTTTAAGTCTATTAGAAACCAAGTAATATGTCTAAAAAAATTAGTGATAACATTATAAGCGGAAGAGTTCCTAAAACTCCAAGCGCAAATGCCGATCCAGGCAGATATACCTATCTGAATCTTCAAAATGCAGAACCAGATTTAGGTTTACCTGCAGGCAATTCTTATGTATTAACTGGTAATATTGATGGCGCACGTACATGGGCTAATATAGCAGATCTTATCAGCCAAGGTGGTGGTTTATCTGGTAATATCAATGTTAACGGTGGCGGATCGTTTGGTGGAAATGTAGAAGCTAACGGTAATGGTCTGTTTGGTGGAAATGTGCAAGCCAATGGCAGTGGATTATTTGGCGGTAATGTTAACGCTAATGGAGACGGAAATTTTGGTGGAAACATCAGTGCTAATGGTGATGGAATATTTGGTGGAAACATCAGTGCTAATGGTGATGGGAACTTTGGCGGAAATTTAAATGCAAATGGCGATGCTAGAATCGGCGGGAATATCAGTGCCAATGGTGATGGAGTATTTGGTGGAAATGTTACTGCCAACGGAGACGGAAACTTTGGTGGAAACATCAATGCCAACGGAGACGGAAACTTTGGTGGAAACATCAATGCCAACGGAGACGGAAACTTTGGTGGAAACTTAAATGTAAATGGTAGTGCATTTTTTGGTAATGATGTTATTGTTACTGGCAACTTAACTGCCAACGGATTAACTGTAAATTACAGTGGTACCTTTGGTACTACATTATGGGCTGGCGGCGGAATACAAAATACATTTTTGGGAAATCTACAACCAATTCCGGGTGCAAATGTAAATGTAGCAAATATAGGTGGTATTCGATACACTGGAAATACTATTTCGAGCTTAAACACTACTGCTAATATTACCTTGACTCCAGGAGTTGCAAAATTAGTTAATATTCAAACAGTTGGAGCACTAGGTCTTCCAGCGGGCAGCACAGGTGATAGAACCAGCATTACAACTCCAGGTGCAGTAAGGTACAACAGTGATACAACTGTGGTTGAATATTATAATGGTACTCAATGGATTCCAGTATCCGGTTTAGTAACAAGTCAAAATATACAAGGTAATGGCGCTGCTTCTTATCCACTAGTTGCACAAACTACAACCACAGCCGGCATTTTAGCTATACAAGGCGGAATACGATTTTTAGTTCCAAATGTTGATTACACTGTTAGCACAAATGTAATTACTTTTGCTTCCAATATATATTCATCAGACGCAAACATCGATATTAGATTTTTAAGTGCAGGCCAAACAACAGTTATCGCTAGCGCAGCAGGTGCAAACACTCAAGTAATGTTTAACGATGCCGGTGTTTTAGGAGGGTCTACTGGACTAACTTTTGAAAAGCCAGCAAATTTACTAACGATCAGCGGGAATGTTAATGCAAGTTATTTCTTAGGAAATGGTGCGTTATTGACTGGACTACCAGGTGGAACCAGTTTGATTAACGGCAATAGCAATGTTGTTGTTTATAATAATGGCAATGTAACAACTAGCATTAGAGGAATATCAAATGTTGTTGTTGTTGGTGCAAATGGAGTTTTTGCCACTGATTATTTTTATTCTAATGGAGTTCGAGCAGTTGGCCCACAAGGTTCTCAGGGACCTCAAGGACCACGTGGACCTATAGGACCAATTGGTCCGCAAGGAGCACAAGGACCTCAAGGACCGTCGGGAGTTCAAGGGCCTCAAGGACCAATTGGTCCGCAAGGGCCACAGGGAGCGCAAGGAGCGCAAGGACCACAAGGTACAGTTGGGGCGCAAGGTCCGCAAGGGGCACAAGGACCACAAGGATCACGTGGACCACAAGGACCACAAGGACAAGGAGTTCAAGGACCGCAAGGACCACAAGGTGTATTTGGATCGCAAGGTCCACAAGGTCCACAAGGACAAGGGTCGCAAGGTCCACAAGGTCCACGAGGTCCAATAGGACCAATAGGATCACAAGGACCACAAGGACCACAAGGAGAAACTGGAGTTGGTACTCAAGGACCAACAGGTATTCAAGGACCACAAGGTCCTCGCGGTCCAATTGGTAACTTAGGACCACAGGGACCACAGGGAACACAAGGACCACAAGGACCAGGCGGAACTGGTCCACAAGGTTCGCGTGGACCGCAAGGACCACAGGGAACACAAGGACCCCGTGGACCAGCTGGAGCTGATAGTTCTGTAGAAGGACCACAAGGTCCACAGGGAGCGCAAGGCCCACAGGGAGCGCAAGGCCCACAGGGAACACAAGGACCACGCGGTCCACAAGGTCTTGCAGGTGACAGATATCAAACCACAAGTAATACAAGTTTAAGTATTACTTCAGTAGACAAAACTTTTACGGTAGAAACTGGATTAGCGTACGGTGCAGCTCAAACTATTATTATAGCAAATACTGCTACAAATTATATGTCTGGCACAGTGACATCTTATACATCTGCTAACGGACAGTTAGTAGCAAATATAACAAGCACTGTAGGATCTGGAACATATAATCTTTGGCAAGTTTCGTTGGCAGGTGCAATTGGAGCTAGCGGCGCACAAGGACCTCAAGGACCTCAAGGAGCACAAGGTCCACAAGGAGCGCAGGGCCCACAAGGAGCACAAGGTCCACAAGGAGCGCAGGGCCCACAAGGAACACAAGGGCCAACTGGTCCGCAAGGACCACAGGGACCGCAGGGACCGCAGGGACCGCAGGGTCAAGGAGGCCAGACTGGTTCAGGTTATGCAAATCTGACTTCCACAGCTTCCGTATTAGTAGGCACAGGAACTAAAACTTTTAATCCTACATCATTGGCAAATACCGCAGTAGCATTTAGTGTCGGTCAAAGAATTCGAGCAATTTATACAACATCACCTACCATATATATGGAAGGTTTGATAACTTCTTTTAGTAATGTTACATTGACCATCAATTCTGACTATACTGCAGGATCTGGAACATATAGTACTTGGGCATTTTCTGCTACAGGCGAAGTAGGATCACAAGGACCGCAAGGACCGCAAGGATCACAAGGACCGCAAGGACCACGTGGAGCACAAGGACCGCAAGGAGTTCAAGGCCCAACAGGACCACAAGGTCCGCAAGGACCACGCGGGCCGCAAGGACCCAGCGGTGATTCTTATCAAACTAGTAGTTCAAACACATTAAGTATATCTACTGGATCTAAAACATTAACTATTGGACTAGGATTAGCTTACAGCCCAGGTCAACCTATCGTTATA